AAAGTACATTCCGACTTCGGGTTCGAACCTAAACTTCCGTTTCAAGAAGTCTACCGAATCAATGGTAAGATATTTTAAAGCACTTGATTCCTTATCAGGCATGGTGAACTTCTTTCCCACTCGTGCGAGTTCCTCAATAGTAGTGATAATATTAAAATCATCAGCGTTTTCCGACACTGATCCCACCACATCATCTCCATATGTCATAAGAGCGACATTAGTGCGAAAAGGACTCGCGCGCAACGTATACCTCCGGAAATACACACAGCGCATTAGAAAAGAATTCACTATGCAGTTGATATAAACCGTCAAATTTTGTCCCGATGGATTGGAACCATTCAGCTGAACCAAAGTTCCATCGTAAGACATAGTGGGGTAACAAATTTCCGTTGCTATTCCCCTCATTATTTGAAGGTCTACTTCATTATAATCACACTCTTCTGCAAGTTCGATAATAGCTTTGAAGGCCAGAAACATCTCACTAGGCTTCATTTCTAAATCGTACTTGGAATGATCCCCAGCAAAGATCCTATCCTTACCAAAAGAAGCCACGTGATTGGCTAGTTCGTGCCATTCAGGACCTTGGGCGTTAATGCCCACAGAACATTCAGACAACTGCGGGTGCATTGACAAAAAACGCATGACAGGCAAAAAATACTTGCGCACTGCTAGCTGCAACTCAATCGGAGAAGCCTGAAATACGCGTACCTTATCTTTAGTTACCTTCGTTGGCTCGTCCTTCAAGCTACCTTTAAACACGGGATAAGCCCGTTCACCCTGTGTCCAAGCTCGCTCCATTTCCCGCATCCTTTCAAAGAAAATAGGGTTCAAAGTTCTGGGTTGATTTTGTTCCGGGTAATCGACTGGATCCAAAAAAATAACATGCTCACTCTTGGGTCCACCTAAAGGAAAACCCACGGACGTAGACATTTTCATGGAATCAATAAACTTGCGACCGTCGATTCCAGATACAGTCTCCACATCAGTCAACGGTTTTAAGGCAATCCACTCATCACTTTTAATCTTCGCTCGCAAAGGTTCTACCCAATCCGTCTTCGCAGCTGACAAATACTCTAACTCAAACCCCGCATTACTATTCGAACTATGCA